CGGTGCAACGTGTAAAAAACAATGTCACCATTTGGCCTGCCGTTCTTGATTCTGCCTTCTTCCTTAAAACCCATGTTTTTCACCACTTTTGTGCTTTGCGCATTGTCGCTGCCCACCGGCACAATAATTTTTTCCACTTGGCATACGTTATACGGGTAATCAAATATTGCCGCCAAATAGGCCGGCGTCATTTGCCCCTGAATTGCGAAATGGCACCAGATGCTTTGATGGTTCCAGTTTTCATAAATGACGCCGGCAATGATTTCATCATCTCGCTTCAATCCTAAAGCAGTCGCCCTGCCTTCAAAAAAACCGCCATCGACGTGTTTTGCAACCCAATGGCCGATATCCGGCCCTGATGCTATATACCTGCCCATCCGGTTTGAAATACCACATCTGTTGATGCCCATTCAATCTGCAATCCGCTGCTTGCGCTCTTGAGCTGTATAGAGCCGCAATAACCTATGCCGGTAATGCCTTGCCAATTGTTTGTAATTTCCAGACCAGAACCCCAAAAAGCAGAATCCCATCTTCCAGAATCCCACAAACCAACAGATGACGGGGACAATGATAGTGTTGCCGCCGTATCTTCGACGTCAAAATCAACATTCATGCCAACAAAAACTGAAGGCGCGCCATTTGTAAAAATACTAGGCCGCGCTCTAGTGAAATATTTTTTAACGCCTCTGCTATCAAAATAATTAAATGCTTGGAAAACGTTTGTAAAAATGTTTGATGCACCATCAGAATAAGTATCATCCCACGCTTTGACAACAACGCCATCACCGCCATAATACGGGTTATCGTTTAGCGTATCCCAACAATTAGCAGGCCAGTTCTGAAATTGGCACCAGCTTCGCGTGATAGTGTTCATCACGTATTGCTCTTGCTGACCTTCAGCAATTGGCACATTTATCCAGACTGCATTTCGTTTTGCGTTGTAATAAACCTGCCAACCGACAGCGGCATGATCGCCGCCGTAATTGGTTGTTGCCTGAGTAATTGCGCCTTGTATTTTATTTGACAGCGCAACGCGAGGATCAAGCCGAGAAGATTGCAGACTTTGCGCCATTGGCATCAAACCGTCATAAGTCAAAATCAGCAGATCGCCAGCCCATTTCAACATTGACCGGTTGCCGATCGGGCTGCCTAACTTCCAGACGCCCGCGAGCGCCCAAGTGGCATCGCTAGAGGGATCGGTGCCTCGATAAACAATAACTTCGCCATTGCTGGTCACAAAAACAAGGTTATCGTCAACCCCATATCCGGCGTCAATCGTCCAAGTATCCAAATCGACCAGATGGCCGCCAAACTTGGCAATTGCTGATAAATCCAAAACCTGCGCAGCGCCGCCGATTGAACTGGTCGGCAGATACCATGCTTTTAGCGTGTCTTTTTGAATAAACCACAAACGATTTTTAAACAGCGTGACGTTTGATAGCGTCGTTGTTGTAACGCCAGTGATTGCAGGCGTTGATGCGCTATCTATTGCCGTCCAAGTGGTGCCATCGTAAAGGCGCGGCTTATCTGAGCCGTTGACGGTATACAAATAATGGCCGCCGGAGGTCGTTATATTGACGTATTCCCAAATTGCATTAGTAAGCCCTGTTACGCTGGTGGCGGTAGCAACACCTGCAGTTGTGACGTCATAAAACTTTAAATCAGGCGTTCCAACAGCGGCAAACATCTTATTTGAAGTGCCGCCGCTGTAAACCATCAGGCTTTGCACTTGCCCAGTCATGCCGGTTGCCCAGTTTGTTGAGCCGCCGCGCAAAACGCAATTGCTAACAGTGGGGAAAAAATTTATTAACTGCACCGCGTCTAATGGCTCCATGTTTGCGATGGAGTCGCGCGCGTTCCAGCCGCCCACTGGCGCCGGAATAGACGCCACGCGGGCAGCTGCTCGCTGCACCAGCTGATTGACGCCTCTAGTTCGGGCCATATCCGGTGTCCGGTATATTGTCGTAGCCGATCAAAACAGTGCCAGGCCGCGGCGCAAAACTCAGGTTTGCGCTTGACATATCTAGCGCCATCGCGGCCTCAAGTTCCATCAAATAATTTCGATACATGGCAGTCGTATCAAAACCCTTAGCCTCAAAATACTTGAGTTTTGTAGAAAGCACCATCAAACGATCTGGGTATATCGTGGTGTCTGTATCTGCCGTAAAACTGGTTTTTACGGTTCCATCTGCCGCTTCTGCCCATCCGTTGCTGCGATATTCAAATCCGAGGCTTTCTGCCGTAGACATGCCGGGCCAAATTTGAAAATAATTGCCAAGCAAACGCCAGCGGATGCGCGGGCCAGTGCTGATATAACCTGACAACAACCACTCCCATTGCTGCGCATCCTCGGGGCCGAGCATTTCCCAATGCTTTGACTTATCCCACATTGTGCGCGGAATAAGCGCCTCGTAATCGCTCGGCAAACTATATCGGATTTTCTGAAAATAGGCGGTTGCGTCAAGACCGCCGGCGGCGGCAAAGTCTTGATTGACCGTTACTTGTGTTGCGCTATCAACCGACACGATATAAGTATTTTGGTTGATGCCAGTGCCTTGCACTTGATAAGTCGCATCTAGACCGGCAGTGCTTGGAATGCCCGTAATTGTGCGCGCTGCGGTGGTCCAGTTTCCGGTCGTGGTCAGGTATTGAGTATAAAATCCGTGTTGCTTTGTCATCGCACGCCAATTGTGTCGGCGCAGCAGTTCATAACCAGTTGCGTTCATCAACGCTAAAATCTGCGTTACATCTTGATTAGTGTTGCCAGCCACATATGTCGGCGTCGAAACGCCGAGCTCATTTGTAACCTGCTGCACAAGCTGCAACATCGTGCTAGACATAATTCAACCTTTCTAAGCGGCCTCGGCCTCTTTGCGCGGGCGCCCAGGCTTGCGAGCCTCCATCAGCATGGCCATTTGCTCTCGCAATTCTTTGAGCTGCGCGCGCGTTTCTTCCAGTTCGGTATCGCTTTGCGATTTGTTCTTTTTGGTCAAATACAGACGCGCTTTTTCGCGCAAGCCAGATGCGCCCATACCGACGCGCTGTATCTGTGAATCAGTGGCAGTGGCGATTTGCTCAACAGTTTGAAATTTCAAAATCTGCAGTTCTGCCATTTGATGAGAATTCAGTTCCTCGGGGAAGTCTGTATTCCACTTTTCCAACGGAGTGCCGATAGCGGACGCATCAGAACTTTGCATCTTCCAGTAAAGATATTGGCGCGGGAACCGCTCTTTATGATCTTCTCGCACAGGCTGATCAACGACATTAGTTTTGTCACCAGGCACAATAATCCGCACAAACTCTTTCGGATTTGCCTTGTAATCGCCTTGATCGTTCAAATAAAACTCAACGTGCAAGTGCGAATCTGCATTCTGAATGTCGCTATCTAAAGCCATTTTGCTATCTCCTGTGGGGAAAATTAAGTTTTAGTTCCATTGATGCTATACCAAATCGAATTTGTTACAGCAAAAAATATGCTGGTGTGATCTTTTGAAATGGATGCGGATGCTGATTGATTTATCGTTGTTGTTGCTTCGTATGGATAAACCTTGATCGCGCTACCGCTAGAATTGGCAATAAAAATAGTTGTGCCCATTTGAGTGGGCGGCAGTTTTACGCCAGTTCCAGCGGTTGCCGCATCAATTGAGTTATAAATTTTTGTTAGCTGCAACGCATCCGCGCTAGTTGATCCGGTGGCCGTCAAATCATCAGCGCCGTCGCCACAAATGGCAACGGTCATAAGTTGAGAAGCACCAGCACCCAAAACACGCGACGGAATTGTCATTAAGCGCCGAGAATAGATACCCAAACGGTCGGGCTGATACCAACAAAAATACGACGTTTCGTTGTTGCAATCGAAACAGACGCAGCGCCGTCAATCGTTGAGCCGGTGGCCGGGTAAACAGTCAAAGTATTTGCGCCATCGTTTGCAACCGTCATTATTGCGCCGGCTTCAGCAGGCAACAATTTAACGCCAGTTGACGATGCAGTTGTCGATACTCGATTGTGAACGGCGGCAAGTTGTAGCGCATCGGTAGTGGATGAGCCAGCAGCGGTCAGCGTGTTGCCAACATCACCGCAAATCGTGGTCGAAAGCAACGGGCTTGAGCCAGCTGCCAAAACGCGGGAGGGGAGCGACATATTCTTTATTCCTTAAAAAAGGGCGGGGAATTAACCCCGCCCAATATTTACACCGACGCTTTGCCAAACCACGCCACATCGCCGCTCACCAGAGCGACAGCGGGGCTGGTGTAAGCGCCACCAGACGCGGCAACCAGAAAGGTTGTTGCGTTGATATCGCACACAGTGGTTGACGCTGAGATCGAAGCATTAGCCTGCGCAAGCACATAACGCTTGCCGTCAGAGCCAAAAACCTGAGTCCCCAGCGGGCCAAAAGTCGGCACAGCAGTGCCGGCAGAGTTGGTATTGGTCGGAACAATATTGTTCAGATCAACACCAATCAGCGGGGTTACTGAATAAGCCATAATTATTTCTCCTTAATTTCTAAAAATTACGCAATCAGCACACCGCTAAACTGCGGACCGCTTGAGCACATATTACCCGCCCAGCCAATCAGTTTAACAATCGCGTCTTGATTAACCGCTTGGCGCTCGCCGCCAATCGGTACGAAATTCCGGTCAACGTGCGGCCGGAAGAAAATATATTTCGTGTTCAAGAACCACATATGATTGGCAGTGGCAGCAGAACCGATACCGCCGTCAAGCACAACGTCGGAAGCCATGCCCGCGCCGTAATACTTCAGCGAAGCAAAGCCAGCGCCGGCCATCGAGGAACCCGAATCAGAGATGCGCTGAATGGATTGCAACGACTGCAGATACAGACGGTAATAGTTGTTATCGGCAACGATCAAATCGGGCTTGTCGGTGCCGCGGATCAGCTGAACAGCAACCGCATCCATATATTGCTGGATGTTGGAAGCAGTCACGGCAGCGCCGCCGTTCGTCACGCCGGAATAAGCAACCGAACGCCAAAACGACCACGTGGCGCGGTTAATGCCGCCATAGGTGCCGGTGCTGGGGCTATCCGGCACAGCAGCGCCAAGGCCGGTAATGTTTTTGCCAGAGTTGCCGGTGCCGTCCAGGTAAATGTCCGAACCGATACGGTTCATCAGCTGCGCTTCGGCAACGTTCATGCGACCGTCCAGCAGGTCGATAATCGCTTCCTTGCCGCTGTTCTGGATCATCTCCAGACCGCTGATCGAAACCGCCGCCGCATATTGCGTAATGCTGAACTGCGCCGCGCTGATCGGGCTGTTTTGGCTGACGTTCAACACTTCATAGCCGCTATAGCTGTTGGTGTTGTTGGTCGTGCTGTCGTTATACATCACCTCTTGCAAAATGACGTTACCGCCGGAAAACGTTTTGACGTTGCCACGTTCTTTAAGGCGGCGCAGAAGCGCGTTGTTATTTGTAACGTTATCGGCCAGCTCACCCGAACGACTTTGAATGTTAGTCGCAATGATGTCGCTGATCGAGCTATTGGCAAAAGCCATAATTAAAGCTCCTAAAAAAAATTATCAGAGTCGGTCGCTAATATTGTCGAATTGTTCGGCAAGTAACGACCGGCGATCTTGCGCTTTGGTATTCGTAACCGTTCCGGGTGTGGAACCTTTAACGCTCACCGCTGCCGCCCTTGCCCGTTTAGCCGCGCTATTCGCTTGAGCTCTTTTTTCTGCATCAACTTTAGCTTGTTGGCTTTGTTGAACTGCATCAAAAAGTTCTGGATTAAGGCGTATTGCTTTTTCGTACGCATCTTCAAGATCGCTTGCCATGCCGCTTTGTAAAAGCTGGATCATGGTCGGGCGCGCTTCTTCAAAATGCTCGGCCTTTTGGCTGAAATTGTTGATTTCGCCCAAAAGGGCCTGGTTCTGTTGTTGCTCTTGCTGTTGTTTCCAGCCCATCACTTCGCCACGAACATTATTTAATTCGTTTTGAAGTGCGTAAATTGTCGGATCAACATTAACCTGTTGTGGCAGGTCGTTGCCCATTTCGTTTAAATTTACACCGTACGACTGCGCCAGTCTAGCAAAATATTGACGTTTTTCCTGCGGCGTGCTATAGCGCAGCGCGTGGTCGGCCTCCATCAGTGCCTTGACCGCTTTCGGCGCGTCAATCCCCAGCCCTTGTATGGTGGTCATGTAAGGGCTCAAAACCTCCTGCATTTGGTCGGCAAACTGCGCTTTTGTCAGCAACGGCTCAACGCCGGCCTTCATTTCGTTTTCGCGTTGCCATGCGTATTGTTTTAGCCTGTCGTCGGCGGTTTGCCAGACTTCGTGATAGTCCTTTTTCCAGCTCGCCGGTGGCCGACGCCATACCGGCTCATCATCCGGTTTTGCCTCAGCCGGCGCGGCTGCGGTCGTTTTGGCAAATTTGCCGGTTTCATCGCGCGGCTTTTCGGCTTGCGCAGGCTGCGACTGCGCCGGCTCTGGCGCAGCGCTTTCTGCCTCATCAAACTGCTTTTCTAGCAATTCACGGCGCGCATCTGGATTTTCGACTGGCACTATCTCATTCAAGTCTGGCATTTTTGCTTCTCCCTGTGGGGGTTGGTTTAACGACGGGTGAAACGTAAATCATCTCGCGCTTTGGCGAGTATTTTATTAGCCTGGTCATGCGTCATATTGGCAAGCTGTGCGCGCAAAATCTCACGGCGGTTGTCTTTTACCTGCGCCGCGGGCTTGTTTTCCATCTTTTCGTTGCCGATTTCGATGCAATTATGTTGGCGCAAATGATCGCGGTGCTGGCTGCGGCTCGTAATCATGCTGCCGTCTGCCATGGATTTATAGGGCTGGATATCCGGCATCACGATCGGCGCCAGCGGATCTTGATAACTGTCTGTTTTCTCAATCAGTTCGCCATTGATTTGCACGTAGCTTTTTCTCATAATAGTGTCAAAACGTCCTCATCATCCATTTCTAAGTGCGTTTCCCAAATCCGCTGCACTCTATCAAGATCAGCAAATAATGCGTCAAAATTGATAGTTTGCTTGATAGGCGCGGCTTTTGTTTTTGACCTTGTAACGACGTAAGGCGCGGCAATTTCTTCGGCGATTTCCGGCCGCCCCTCGACAATTCGCTCAAAAGCATCAAGAATTTGTTGTTTTTGCTTTTTCCTGAGTTTTTTATCGCGTTCTAGCTGCTCTTTAAACCGGCGCCCATCGTGCGTGTCATCAATAAGCAAGATGGGTTGCGGGATGAATGTAACATCGCCCACTTGGCCGCTTGCACTATTGCCTGACAGCGCAACCGTAACGACCAGTCCGACATTACCAACGGCGCCGGTCGCTTCTGTGCCGGCAATCGGAACTGTTGTAGCCTCGCCCTCAGTGCCGACTTGTCCTGTCGCTTGAACACCTGACAGCGCAACCGTAACAGTTGCGCCGACGCTACCCGGAGAGCCAGTGGCAGAGTTGCCGGTAACAGGCAGCGAATCCCATAGGGCCGCATCCCATGTGCCGGTGTCCCAAGCGCCTTGTGCCATGTGTTAGGCAATACGAATCAGCGCGTTGCTGGCGTCATTGGTCGGCATGGACAGAACAAAAGTGCCGGCGGTAATGGTTTGCGCGCCGAAAGTATGCACGCTGATTGCTTTGTTAGATTGAGTGCTGTTATAGACCAGCACGCAATCAAAAGATGTGGTCAAAGTGACGTTTGTATAAGTAAAACTGGCGCTAGGCGTCCAATAGGCTGTGGTTCCGCTTGATGTGGGCGCTGTGGCGTTTGTGGCCGTTATGCCACCCGCACTATATCCGGCGCCGGAAACCTCGCCAGTGACGCTATACGCAGTCGTGGCGGCCCCTAACGATGCACTTGCCAAATATAACGCCGCCTTGATTGTGTCTGCGCCTGTTCCGGCTCGGGTAACGGTTGTTCCCAGCGCGTGAATACCGCTGAGAATTTCAGATTTAAAACTGGTGCACATTGCTTGAGAATTGGCCATCTTAGAAACTCCCTGCTTCGGATATTGAAATGATCGGTTTTTTTAACCTGACGTGCGCGGATCTGTGCACCAATTCACCGGCCAGCCAATATTCCACCCAAGTGGTGTTTTCGTTGTCGTTGTCAATGGCTCCCTCTCGCTTTTCAAGCAGCGAATCGTCTATTTCGCCTTTGGTAGTATTTACGATCATGCTGCCACCTCAACGCCGATAGCTTTGCCGTCAGGGCCGCGCAGGATGCGTTTAGGCGCTGCCAGTGCTTGCATTACGCCGCCAATGCGGTTCATCGTTTCTCCATGCATGTTGGCCATGTTTTCGTGCATTTGCGCCATGTTGTCGATCGCCGCCCGCACGTTTTCGCCGAGTTCTGCGGTAACCTTTTCCGATGCCGCTTGCTGCGCTTCAATCAGCGGGATATCAAGCCCAGGGTTAGCGCCGATACGCGCCACCATGATTTTGGTTGCGGCCTCGAGCTCTGCTTTTTCTTTTGCCGCTTGCATTTCCATGTTTTTGAGCTGGCTTTCAAATTGCAGCTTTTGTTGCTCAAGTTGCGCAGAATGTTGCATTTTCATTTGCTCAATTTGCATGTCCGCTTGCGCCTTGGCTTGCGTGATTTGCATATCGGCCTGCATTTTTGCTTGCGCGGCTTGCGTATCAGCTTGCATGCGCATCTGATCGGCCTGTTGCTGCGCTTGCAGCTTGATCATTTCGGGATCTGGCTTTTGTTGTTGCGGGACGGCTTGTTTTTGCTTCATCTGCTCAAGAGCCACATCAAGCACGCCCTCAATCGGTTTTGCCTGTTTAAAGCCGCCGATGCCGAATTTAATCAATTCTACCAACATCGGCACCAGTTCCGGCGATTGCTGGCCAACCGGCAGCGCTTCCTTCATAAAGCCGCCAAAGGCGGTCAGGAATTCAACGCGGTCGCGTTTGTTTTGCTGCTCGTCCAGCTGCACCAAACTGTCTGCATCAACCTCAATCCGGAAATTCCGCAACGGGTTGTTTTGCATTAGCTGCATGGCTTGCGGAATCATCTGCTGGTCAGGCTGGCTCATCTGGCTGGAAGCGGCATACGCCAGAATCGTTTGCGGCTGAAATTTACTGCAAATGACTTGCGCTTTAAGCCTTATTAGTTCGCTGGCAAATAGCGCCACTTCTTCCTGCATGGATCTGAGTCGCAGGCCGGCGTATTGCCCCTTGATCTGCTGGGCGGTTGCAGTCTCACTTGCCGACGACGCGCCGCGAATAATGTCAGAAATGCCGGTAATCTCGTAAATCTGCGCCTTGATTTCGGTGCGCGCCCGATAGCATTGCAGCAGGGCGTTTGCCAGCTCATCAATCGGCAAAATATCAATGCTGCCTTTGAGCCCGTTCTTTTCAGTGAACGCCATCCATTTGTCGACCGGTATCAGCGTATTGTTGTCGCCTTCGGTCAATAGCCGCTGCAAAGCCGGCTGACTGGCATCGTAAACGCCGCGAATGCGCAGCGCCTTGACAAGCCCGTCAATGCGATCGCTCAGAATGTCCAGTTCGTTGGCCTGATCTTGATACAACACAAAATCCGGCACCGGAATCAGCGTATCGCTGGTCGTTGTGCTGTAGAGCGGTTTTGCGCAGGGGAAAAAGCCTTCAAGTTCAAGCGGATCATCGCGCTCGTCGATCAGCTCATTATAGTTTTTGGTGAACCAGTAAACTTTGCCGGTTTCTTTGTCCCACAATTCGCAGATTTTGGCGCGTGTGCGCTCTTTGTTGCTTTGGCCATAAGTTTTAAGCGTTTCCGGCCCTGAATCAAGCGGGATTTTTTTGCCCACATCGCCAAAACGTTCTATCAGCGCGTCGCGCGTCATGTAAACCCAGCGCCAAACGCAGGTTACTTCCTCCCAAGTGCGCGCGACAGAATGGCCGAAATCCTTCCAATGAACGTAATCGGTAGGGGCGCACTCGTATTCGATTTCCTCTTGCGGCTCGGCTTCGCCTGCGGTGTAGTTTTGATTCTCGGGATTCGGGGCGCCCTCGGGGGTCTGACCTTCTGCTCGCTCATTTTCAATGTCCTCGGTAATTTGTAACCCGTCCTCGGGAACATCAAGCGTTTTAACGTGCGGCTCATAACGCACCCAGGCGGTGCCGCGGCCCCCGAGAAAACGATCTTCGACGGCATAGCGCATCGTGGCGCGAAAGTCTGGATAATGCTCAATTTCGTAATCAAGGGCGCGCTCAATCAGTTCTGACGCCACGCGGCCGACGGGATCGTTATCGCCGAACCGGCGCTCTGCCACCGCTTTGGGCAGCTTTGCGTAAACGGCAGGCACGAGCGTTTGCACGTTTGACCACAGAATATTGAATTTTGCGGTTTCGTTCGTGTGCTGGCTGCGGTTATCGTCTCGATACCGTTTGACAATCTTTTCTGCGCGCGCTTCCCATTTTTTGAATTCGTTGTCGTATTGACTAACGATATTCAAGTATTTTTGCACGCCGGTTGCGATGGCTTCCATTATTTATTTCTCTCACTGATTGCTGCGGCTTTGCTTTTGGCGTCGGCCTTGCTGCTCGCGCCCCATGCTTTAAGCGCAAGCGCCAGCCGCGTCGGTTTACCGTCTTTTTCCATCGGCCCCGGCATGTTTCCCATGCGCGCAAGAAAACTGGCGCGGCGCGGATTGTCGCCAGATTTAACTGGCGGTTTGAGCGTGCCGCCCGTTTCGGCGTGGCCCGCCCCTTGGCGTTCAAGCCGCCCTCGGCGTTTTTGCCCTCTTTACGAGTCCAAGCGGCAGTCATTACGCGCTGAAGATGCCCACAGCGATCACAGACGCGCCTGCGCCGGTCGTGACCTTCCACGCGCCGGAAGCTGACACCATATTCAGCTCAATGCTGTAGGTGCCGATCGTCGCATTTGCCGGAACAAGCGTGATAGACGTTGCGTTATCCAGCAGCGTCACGGTGCTGGTTGCTGCCGCCGATACGGTGATAACCAGCCGATGCAGGTAGTCGCCGACGGCGCCTGTGCCGCCCAATACTTGCGACGCCGCTCATAGTCTGCTACTCCTGATTGTTTTTGTGGTTGCCCACATATCATTTAAAGTTACGGTGTTTTCCGGTCCTACCATTAGTGGCTTTGCCACCTCTGGCGGCTTAACGGCAGGCTCTGCGCGCCACGCAATCGCCAGCATCCGCATGGCATCTGCTGGGTGCGAGCACCAATCATGGCGCGGCGTCTGCCGAAATGCTTTTTTGTCCTCGTCATATTCGCGCTGATACTGACGCAACGCCTCAACGCCTTCTGCGCAGCGCTCGGCGTCAAACCACGTATACGGCAGCATCTGACGCACTGCTTGGATGCCGTCCTGCACGCTCAAATCCGGCACGATCGCCATGCTATTGATGCCTAGATGTTCGGCCATTTGCTCAATCACGCTTTTACCTTGCGCGGCCAGTGTTTTGGCGCGAGCATCGTGAGGCAGGTAATGCTTGCCGTAACGATAAGGCTTTCCGGTGACTACCGCGGCCAGCTCGGCGATGTTGGCGCCGCTGACGGCGTAATAGTCGATCACGTGTATTTCGCCGCGGATGACTTGATAGAACCAGATGGCGGTGTCGTCGCGGTAACCCAAATCCCACGCGGTATGCACAGGCACCTCAGGCTGGTAGTCCACTCGGGTAATGCGCCCGGCGTCGGTCGCCTCGCGCATTTCGATGCCGTAAAACGCGCCAAGAATTGCCGCCTCGAACGAGCACTCATATTCTTGATCAAACTGGTCTTTGCTGAGCTGTGCCCTTGCGGCATCCAGTTCGGTAGACGGCAACAGTCCTGATTTACTGGCCGGCAGCTCCAACAAAAACCAATCATCAGCCTGTTTAGCGGCCGTCTGGCGAATGTCATAAAACTGGTTTTTGCCTTTGGGCGTGCCGCCGAACACACACCAACCCTGTTTGTCAGACAATGCCGGGCGAACGACGTTTCCCCACACGCTAGGCTTGAAGTCGCCGAATTCGTCCAAGTAAACGCCCGAAAAGCCCAACCCGCGCATGGCGTCGGCGTTATCTGCGCCGAACAGCCGAATCTTGCTATTATTGAGTAGCGTCACCGTCAGCTCTGCTTCGTTGCTGTCTTTGCTGATCGGCGCGGAATAATGCTTGAGATAATCCCACACAACGGATTTGGCCTGGCTGCGATACGGCGCCACATAGCCATAAAGGGGCATCGAATCCTTGCTGGTAAAGGCCGCGCGGATCATGTCGTTGATGGCCGCCACAGTCTTGCCGGCGCGCCTGTGCGCGACCAAGCAGGCCCAGCGTTTCGTGCGGTTATGAAAAGGCATAAACGCACGACGGGGCGCATAAGGCAACGTTATTTCTCTGACTGCCATTTGCAAATGAACTCTTGCGGCCCGCCTTCAGGGCCGCTATTTTCGTGCCGCTGCGTTTCCGCCCAACGCATTTGCGCTTTCGTCCACCAGATCAGGCTGGTCGTGTCGCCTGCCAATGCTTTTTGGTAAAGCGTCTTTGCAATTTGCCCATGCGCTTTAGCTTTCCCAGCATCTAATTCGGTGCGGTAATGCTTACGCAATGTTTTGTCATCAATTCCCACCAATACAGCAATGGATTCATGCGGCAAACCCAACCCACTGCTGGATTCAACCAGTTTGCGGGTTTCGGGTGTTGGTTCGTGTTCAATCATTTTATAGAGGGGAAATGTTAGGGTTTATCTTGACACAAAAGAGTTGCATTGCAAAGATTTACCGCTACAATTGCGACATTCCTTCTTACAAATGAGGTCTTTTATGGAAACCAAATTAAGCCAAATTAAAGCACAAGCAGCCAAAGGCAATTGGAACAAAGCAATTGCCATCGCATCCAAATTCCATGACTTAGGCGCACAGCGCAATGCCATCCTTGATGCACATACAGCCATTACCAACCCACGCTGGATGATTGGGCTTGGCAAGGATGTTGATGTTGCAATTGCCAATGGCATTTCAGCTCTCCAAATCCGCTACGGCATCTAACATATCGTCTGTTATTTTTATTTCGCCACAGGCTTTGGCGGCTTTTTTGCCATCGCCTTTGACAAATACCAGAATGTTCTGGTGCGTCTTCCCAAACTTTCGGCTGGCGCTAAATTGCTTACCGGCACGAATGGGCAGGCTACCAACGGCTGTCACCAATATTGCTTCGTTGTAGTAGTGCAGGCCAGCGGCTTT